ATCCATGGATCAACATCTGAGAGAGACATAAGTGACAACTTACGTGTTGGGATAACTACGCGACCTAGTTCTGTCTGTGCGACATCTAGTGTTGTAGTTGCTGGTAGTGCTACTGCATCTGGGTCTACAGTCTCATCGAGTGTTGCACCTGCAATTGAGGTGTCAGCAATATCGTTGTGAAACTGGAAACGGATTGAAGAACCGTCGTGGGTTGGGCTTCCAATTTTCTTGTCCGCGATTGCGCGGAACTGTGGCACTGAACGAAGGTTGAGTTCAATCAACTTATCGTATGCCAAAGTTACAAGATTGGAACCTAAACCAGAGGTTGAAGTTGTAAAGTTATCAGGCATTTGCCGATACCTTCTTTCTGGGTTATTGCATCTTGTTAGAGATGCTCTGGATTATGGATAGTAATTCCTCTTCAGAGTGTCCGTCATAGTTTTGTAACATATCAACATATTCATCTGAAACGTCGGGAGTCGCAGCAAATTGAGTTGCACCATCTTGGCGAGTAAACTCGCGCACGTTTGGCTTAGTCTCTTCTTGTACTGGTTCGGTGTATCCGACAATATCTCCATTTTCTTTGAGCCAAGTATTAACTGACTCTTCGTTGACTTCATCTAAATCCTTAAGGATTAGACGGGCAGCCTTGGAGTTGACTCCCTTAGATTCTAGGACTGACTTAACCGTAGTCTCACGCTGTTGGCGTTCAAACATTTCCAACTTTTCTGTAAGTTCTTTGATACGCTTTTCGTCTGCTCGCTTTGCTTTACGAAGGTCTTTAATACCATTCGTTTCATCGCTACTTGCATCTGAATAGATGTCAAGGTCGTCGTCATTATCCCAGTTGTTGTTGTTGCTCATAGCAACCTCACCCTTCTATCGTTGTTAGTTTCGCAGACCACAGTTACAGTTCGGGGAAACTGGCTGGCTTCTACTCCTAGTCTTTTACGCCTGACGGGGCTAGTCGGTCCGTCTAGGGATTCTAAAATGCGCCTTCGTTACCTGTTGTTCTACCAGTACGGAGTCGTCCAGAAGCACCTTCAAATGATGCTCTTTCAAGTGATGCAAGACGCTTACGCTTTCTGCCTGCATCTGCTTGACCAAGAAGAATATCCTTCTCAGCCATTTCTTGATTATAGTTAATTCCTTCTTGCTTATAAATCTGACTATAAAGTTCTGCTTCTGGAAGGAACTCGCCAATCTGCTGATAACCAGCAACGGCTTCTGCTCTACTTACACCAGCCTGAGCAAGTGTTTCAGCCATACCCTTAGATGTAGCGGCAAGACCAACCTGTCTTGCTGCTCCACCAATGTCTGCAGCAGTAATCTTTGTCTTAATAACTGGCATAGTAATATCTGGGCGAAGTATGTAACTAATAATATCTGTGTCTGTAAGAGCAGGGAAGTATTCTCTAAACTGTTCCTTGGTCTTAGGGTCTCCATAAATTACACGGTTAGATACTTCATCAATACGTTCTGCAAACTCAGTTGCAGACAAACCTTGTTCCATATATCCAGCAAACTGTTTTTGATTAGACTCAGCATCTGTACTAATAAGATTAGTTAGATTATTTCTACGAATAGTATCGGCATATGAATCTTCAAGTGTTAGGTACTCAGCCTCTGTATAGACGTTAAGTCCTTGCTTTGCTCTAGCAGTATTGCCAGCAAAACGCTTTGTGTAATCTGCGTTCCATGCTTTACCTGTAGATGGATTAATACTTGTATCGTACTTAATCTTATTCATTGCTTCTTGTGGTTTAAAGCCCTGAGTAGCCAATGAAATAAATACGTTTGCCAAAGAACCAAGACCCCATTGACGTAACTGTGCTTCTAGTAAAGCAAAAGCATCAATGTTTTCTTTATCTTTTGTGCCACCATCAACAGTATTAATTGGGTCAAAAGCATTTCCACCCATGCGCTGGGCAATAGCGCCAGTCTCTTGACCTGCAACATTTACTGCAGTAATATTTCTATTTACTTCGTCAATTGTTTTGTCAATTTCTTTTGCAGCAGCCTGAGCATCAGCAAGAGTCCTTGCGTAATCTGTAGGCGCTGGAGCAGTAGCCTGACGTGCGTTAAAAGTATCCTTAGCAATTGCTATATTTTCTTTAGTAGGATTCTTTCTTGCATTTTCTGCAGCCCAGTTAACAGCAGCCTGTGTTACGCCTTCAGCGTTAGAGGCTTCTTCAGCCCTACGAAATGAAAATGGAGGTGTAGTCATTATCCTCTTCCCCACATCTTTCCGATAGTATCCACAAAGTCTGAGGCAATACCTCTAGCCTCTTCACTAAAACGCCACAATGGATTAGCCTGCATTTCTTTGTCGAATTGAGCCATTGACTTACCTGATGCAACGGCATCCATAACATCTTTATCTTTCGTAGCCTGCTTTATAACTGTGCCTAGTTTGTTAAACTTTGCTCTAGCGTATACGTTGGCAATTTCTTCAACGGTTCCACCAGCGTCAATATGGTCTGCAAGACCTGGGTGCATCTTTTTGGCAATTAACTTAATGCGTTCTTGCTGCTTTTCAAGATAGTTCTTTTGACCAATGCCTATGGTTACCTGCTTAAGTGCATCAGCAGCAGACATCTCAATACCATAGTTTGCTGCCATTTCTTGAAGGGTAGATATATCCATAGCAATTTGGCTACCCTTTGATGAGTTAAGAATAGAATTAACATCGCTATTCTTTAAGCGGTTACGCGCTACCTTTGCTGCAATAACTAGACGCTCAGCGTCTGTCATTACATCACCAGTTGTAGTGCCACCAGAACTAACCATCGTCTGACGGTTCTCTTCTTTATTCAACAACTTGTAGTACTCTTCGTACTCTTCATCTGTAGCAGCAGAACCAGTTAGGTCTGTTAGGTATTCATCAATCTGCTGGCGGGCATCGCCACGTGTTGTTAGATTGCGATAAACCTTTGTCTTTGTACCAGAATCACCCTTTTGTGTTTTAAGAAAATCTTCTACAGATATTGGGGCTCCGCCACCATACTTAACATCAGAAACCATCTTTGCTGTACGAGCAACAAGCATTGCATCTAAGCCATTAATCCAAGAACCATCTGTAATCTGGCTTGGTTTAATATAGTTAGAAGAAAGTAATTGGCTTTGAAGTTGTCTAATCTGGTCTTTACCAGAGTATCTCTTTAGAAATTCATCTCTAGCCGCTGCTTTAGATGTAAATCCCTTAGGTGTTGCATTCCCATTACCATCAATAATGTCAACAAATACAACTTGAGAACCACCAGGCTGTGTAACAATACCATTGGTTAAAGTAAAGTCGCTAAACTTATCTTCTTCAAGACCAACCTCAGCAATAGCATTCTTTTCTTCTTCTGTTTGAGGACGAAGAATGGCATCAATTTGTACTTGCTTAGCGTTGGCTTCTTCTGGTTTATTCTGGCGCTTTAATGAATCACGTTCAAACTCTAACTGCTTTACAGTTGCAGAATCAGACTTCTTTTTGCTTGCTGCAGTTTTGGCAGTTTCTTTTTCAGACTCTGCTGCATCAATCTCAGCACGCATTGACTTTGCGGCAGCAAGGGCTGCCTCATAATCAGCCTGAACCTTATCGAACTCAGCCTTAATCTTTTTGTACTCAGCGCTGTCTTCGCCTTTAGTTGTTGCAACTCTATCCATTGCATCGGCAAGACCGCTTCCGCTTCTTCCCTTTTGACCAGTAAGACGGGCTTGGAGTTTCTGAGCCTTTTCAACAGCAGCACGATATGCTGGGTAGTTGCTATAATTAACTGCCATTATCTCATTAACTCCTTGTATGCAAAGTAAGAATCACGTGAATAGAAGTTAAGTATTGACCTAAAGATTGCTCGGTTAGCCTCTGTCACGTAAGCATTTCCAATCATTAAGTCCTTAAGTTGTTCTTCTACTTGTCTCTTTCGTTCAGCCTTTAGTTCAACAGCATTAATAATATTTGCTATTTCTGGATTGCGGGCAAACGCAATATATTCACGCATCAATTTAATAGCAATGCTCATGCGTTGGCGTGTTCCAGATTCAATTGGGGTATTAGGGCTACCAATCATCTGTTCAACCTTGCCAAGCATTACTTCTTCGTCACCAATATTGTTGCCCTCTCCAATAAGAGCAGGGTTCAATAGTGGATTAGCAGCCTTAAGTGCAGCACGAGCCGCAGTTGCCTGCTTAATAATTTGAGCGCGAGTCTCTGGGTCTGACTCTGTAGCAAGAGCAGCACGCTGTTCTTTTGCAATCCGATAGTAAGCATTCTTATCTTCAGCAACCATTAAATCCTGATAGTATTTTTCTAGAGTTTTATCTTCTACAAGACCAGCAGCCTTTAGCCAGTTATATGTAGCAGCATTAAACTCACCAACCTGTGGGGCAAAGATATAGGCTGATTCACCATAGGTGCTAATCAATCCCTTGTTTTTAATAGCCCAATCCTTAAGACCTTCGGTGTTTTTAATAACAACCTTAGAGCCTTTTTCAGTTGGAGATATTGTATAGATTAACTTACCTGGATACTTGCCAATGAATGTAGATAAAGCCAACTCATATGGGTCATCCACATCACCAGCATTCATCTTAGATACACTGTTTAGAATGTCAAAGAACTCACCACGAAGGCTTGTAATACCTACATCCTTAATGTAATCTGGCAGTCCCTTACTGTCTTGCATAGTAGGGGCTACAGGTGCAATCAAACCAAGTATGTTGCGAAGTGCAATTACGTTATGTGCTGAGATACGAATGTTCTTTAGGTATTCGTTCTTCTCTTCTTCTGTAGCATTAGGGTCTAGATAGCGACCATGTGCTGCGTTATAAGCCATTGCCTGCTGAGCAGCAGTAACTTCTTGTCGGTTCTTTTCATCAAATGGAAGGATAGACCAAATACGCTGTAGGCTTGAAGGAACAATAGCCCTTCTAATATCCATGTTATCACCGATATTACCTAGTGCAAATGTATCTATTTTCTCTGCTACTTGCTCCATTGTTGGGTCAATCTTGCTTCCAATAAACGGAAGTGACCCAGGAACTGAACCAAGAATGTTCTTAAACCCGATAACACCTAGACCAGAAAGCGGTCCAGATAGTGTTGGCATACCAGCATCTTGCGAGAATGATGGGTTAACCATACGTAGTCTAAGTGTGAACTCATTAAACTGGGGTTGTGCATATCCGCTATTGCCAGTTAACACACGCATTGTTGTATCTGTTGCTCGGAAAAGAATCTCATCCATAGGCATCATTACATATGGTTCGTTGTTCTGGTCATAATGCACAGCACCAGTAGCATCTAATCCAATATGCGCTAGACGCATACGGTATAGAACGCGTGGAGATACATCCTTAAGTCTATAGATACGGCGATAAAAGTCTTCTGTTGCGCGGTAATAACGAGCAACTGTGCGAGAAGCAAATGCAAAGTTAGAGCGAATGTTAGGGTTATCCGCAAACTTTAGGATTGTATCTGCAGCCTCACGTGTAGCAAGTTCAGTAAATCGCTTTTCAGCAATATCTTCTGCTGCTTTTTTATATTCTAGTCTCTTTGCATCTGATAATGTCCCAGCAAATACTCCACCAGAAAGTGCTTCATACTGCTGACGAGCGTATTCACGCTCTAGTCCAGCATACTTCTTGCGAAGACCAGTGTATGCAACCATAACCGCTGGCTGACGGAAGATACCATTGACCTGTCGGTCCATCATATCCATAGCGCCATTACCTAAACGCCTAAATAGATTCTCAGTATCTGCATAATTGCCAACACCAAGTTCGCTGTTTACTGTTCCAGTAATACGGAAACCCTCGGTTGCATCTGCAAAGTCGTCCATACTAATCTTGGCTACTGCCTGATTAAATGTAGGAGTACGACCCAAATCAGTAGTCATCTCATCAATATTTTGCTTAACAAGACTCCACAAGTTTTCATTAAAATTATCTACGCCACCACTAAAGGTTTCAAACATATCGTTAAACATACGGCTTAACTGAATGCGAGTTATCTCAGCATCTGTTCTATTTTGCGCACGCAGGAATACTGTGTTTGCGCTTCCCTCTAAAAACTCATCTGCAACTTTCTCTAATAAACCAGTAGGCTTTTCCCATACATTAGATAAACCATTGTACTTATAGCCAAGTTTAAACATAGCCTCATCAAGTGCTGCTTCAAATACTTCTTTACCAGTGTTGGTGTCAATTACACCTGGACGAAAGCCTTCGTACTTATAAAATAGTTCCGCTGGATTAATAATAATTTGTTTATTTACAATAAACTTGTTTCCAACAAATTGCTTAACAAACTTTTCAAAGTGAACAAGCGTTGCTTCACGCTCAGTGAGCGTAGAAATATCAATTTCTTTAGAAACTCTATTTAACTTAACACCAGCGGCTTCAAGAGCAAGTGTTAGTTGTGATGGAGTAATAATTGCACGAGCGACATCCTCGCCATAGCGACCAGACAAACCACTTCGACCAACAACCGAGTTGGCTGCAGAGTACAAAGCCTCTGGCTGGTGAATAAATGCCTGACGTAGATACTCTGCTGAGTCGCCATCAATGTAACGGCTATACATAGACATTACTTCGTCAATTACAGCCTCACGCTTTTCAACATTTGTAAGCAATGCTGAGTCAACGTTTAATTCTTTAGCAAGACGCTCAATAGCATTGACTCTTGCCTCTACATTTATGGCTTCTTCTGAGTTAATCTTGGTTTTCTGACCAATTACCTTAACTGCATTGACTCTCTTACCTGTTTTGTTAAGAGCCTTTTGCAAACCAGAGCGAATTGGACCAGTCGTATCTTTTGAACCAGTAAATGTTCTAGTAACGTTAGCCATTTTACGACCAGCGCCAAGAGAAAATGCACGCAAATCACGCGAAGGTGCAGCAAGAAGGAACATGGTTGCTTCATCAATAGCAGAACGAATACCTAAACGTGGAAACAGGGTCAAAATAGACCATGCATCAACTATTTTTTTAGCCAATGCACCCTGAGTTGCACCACCTGCAGCATAAATTAAATTCTTTTTTGAAACTCCGTCTTTGCTTCCCTTAATTGTCCACACCATGGAGCCA